TATCTTTTAGTAAAGATAAATCAACAACTTCTTTATTTTTACCGTAAGAAAAAGAATAGTCTTTTCCATAACCTAAAATACGGGCTGCTATCATTATAGCATTTTTATCACCTATTAATAATTCATCCCAATCAAATTTTGTTACTACAACAGCTTTTAATAATTTATCAATTACTGTTCCATTTTCAATATATGATTGGTTTGTTAATATATCCTCTTCTTTAGCAGTCATATATTTAATTTCAACTGTTCCTTTAGAAAGTGGGTTATTTTCAGAATAAAATGCGCCTTTTGATGGTAAGGTTACTGTTTCTGTTGGTATTTTAAATTCAGCCATAATCTTAATTTAAGTATAACGTTTGTTTATTATACATATACAATATAAAAAAAAGCTTGACCAAAGCCAAGCAATTTTTTAAAGAGGGTAAATAAAATTTTTCTTAGAAATTCAATACACAGTAATCTGGTTGAACTGTCATTGTTAATTCTTGGGCCGTATTTTCAGTATCCCAGTTATAATCTCCAAAAGAAGCTTCTGTTATAAATGCACCTTTTATAATCCATTCAGATACTATATCACCTACTGGACCTAATACATTAACTGTTAAGTCTTTTTTATAGAAATCACTATATCCATCTCTACCTGTTACTGATTCGTGATGTAATCTAACCCATTCCATTACTGCTTGAGCACCAGATGGAGTGATTGGATCAAATAATGTAAAATCTATAGTATTCCATACTGTTTTACCTTTAACGTATCTTTGTACATTAATGTGGTTTAAAGGAACTGAACCTTGACTTACTGAAACAGCCGATACACCTTTCATAATATATGAAGGGAATCCATCTACAAATAGAATAAATCTATTAGCTTGTTTTGGCTCAAAAGCTGTGAAAAATATTTCGTTAGGGTTTAATACTGCCATTTTATATCTTTATTTTATTATAAATATTCTATTTTAAAATTTTTACGCTGGGAATGTTGCTCCAGTTGGTAATACATTGAAATCTAATATAATAAATTCAGCTGTTTTAGTTGGTTGTAGGAATATTTGACCTATCAACTCATTTCTATCTATTACATCTGGTGTATTATTAGATTCGTCCATTACTACTTTGAATGCATACAATCCTTGACGTTGTTGAACACTTTCTAAATATGGGTTAACTTGCGTTAAGAAATTTTGTCTTGTTGCAATTGTATTTTGTTCAAATACTAAATTATCTGCAATTTGAGATATATAATCTTTTAACGCTATTAATAATCTTCTTACATTAACTCTATCTAAAGCTGAAGCTGCTTTTTGTAATGTTTTCTGACCAAATACTACAACTCCTTGATTAGGGAATGTTGCTATTGGGTTAACATTTGCTTCATATAAAGTATCTCTATTAGTAGATGTTAATTTTCTTTCAGCTCTAACAACTTGTCCTAATCCACCTCTTGTTATACCTGCTGGTGCAAACCAAGGATCACTTGAAGCATCTGTAAATGCATACACTCCAGGAATAAATGTTGAAGGAGGACAATAAACTAATGATGTTGTATTAGAGTTTGGATCAAGTGTTTGTAACCAAGGCCAATATGTAGCTGCGTAACTTGAATCAATTCCTGAGGATTGAACTGTTACTTCACCTATTGATTGGTTATATTTTACTAAATCCATTACAAATATTGCATCACCTCTAGCAATTGTATTATTAATTAAACTAGTACATTGTGTTGAATAATCTTGATAATAAATTCCAGGAGCTGAAATTACATTATATTGATAATCATCTTGATTTGAAAGTAAAGCAATTGCATTTGTATAATCAGTACCTATTAATCCTTGTGTATTTGTTGAATCAATGTTTTGGTAAAATCTATTATAACTAACTGTGTTTAAATTTGAACCAACACCACCACCAAATGATCCTGAACTAGGAGCTGGAAGAGATCCTGTGAACTCATCTTTTGCAGATCCATCATTATTAAAATATTTTGGTGTTTGATAATTAACTGTTTTTACTCTAACACGAGTTGATATATTAGGGAAAGATCCAGATTCTTGTAAAAATGTATCACTTCCTTCTGTTACTAATGTTGGTTTTACATCACCAATTACTCTAGAAATATAATTTGAAGCAAAAGGATCTAATGAAATATTATTATAAGTTTCTAATATTATCTTTTGATTATCAGTATCATCACCTTGTCTAATTGAAAGTGAAAATACACCTGATCCTGAATTAACTGCTGTTACTTCCCAACGTAAATTATCTGAACTACCTGATATTAATGCTCCATTTCCGTTTGTTACATTATTGCTTCCTTCAGCTTGTTGAATTCCACTGTTCATTATTTCACCTTCAGAAATTGTTTCTAATACAAAAGGACTTAATCCAGAAGTTGGTCCTGCAGACCCTGTTGGAATACCATATGCTGCAACAATACCTGTTTGTGAAGACACATTTGAACTAGTTGCTTCTGTAAATGAACCAGATACAACTCTTGTTACTAATAATGAATTACCTCCATTTTGGAAATAATTACTTGCAGCTATAGAAGTTAAGTAACTATATTCACTTGAACCACTTTCTAAAGATCCACCAAATATAGCATTAAATGAACTATATGAACTAATTAAAGTTGGTATTTCTACTGGTCCTTTTACTGTTGGTCCTATAATAGCTGCCCCTCTAGCAACTGGTCGAGCGGTAACAAATGATTGATCGTTTTCTCTTGCTAATACTCCAGGAGATATTAATGTTTCTGCCATCTTACTTTATTATTTTTAATATTGTTTTATTATAAATATTAAAAACCTTTTCAAAAAACTATTTTATTTTAGCAAATGTTCCTTTTTCTAAATTGATGTTTCCATCTCCGTATTTTTCTTGAAGTTCTTTAGCTGTTTTTTTAGATTCTTCTTGCAATTTTGCTAAGCTTTCTAATATTACTCCTCTTTGTCCTTCTAGTATTGCTTTTTGAACATCTACTTGACCTAATTGTAAAACAATTTGATCATTTTTTGTTTTAAATTCTTGAAGAGTATCCAACTCTTCTTTTGATAACTTGATTACTTCACTCATAATGTAATTTATTTATAAATATGGTTAAAAAATGTTAAATTAAATATTGTTTTATTTCTTTATATACTCTTTCTGGTGTTATTGATTTTTGACATATATGTTGTCTTTCTGTATTTTTATGTATTGGACACCAATCCCAATCTCCTGCATCAAATTGAAAATTTTTATTATTCCAACAACCGTTACATTCATTTGTATTTTGAATTTTTTTAATATTATTCATAAATTCATGATCAATTACAGAAAATCCATTTATCATTATTGTTTTTTTGTCTAAAACCCAATTAACCCAAGATAAACCTGATCCTAAACCTATAAATAAATCTGCATGGTAAAGATAATTTAATAAGTCATTAAATGATAAATTTGTTTTATTGATTATATTTTTACCTGTAAATCCATTTAAACTTAAACTAACTACTTTATATCCTTCTGATGATAGAATATTAGCTAATTTTCTCCAATTTTTATGGGGCCATTCTTTCAACCCAGCTGTAGCTTGAGGGCCTAAACAAATATATTTTTCTTTTATTGGTCTTTTTTTAGGTTTGAAATTAACACCATAATTAATTTCTTTATAATCTAATCCTAAAATATCAGATGCTGTTTTAATTAGAGGAATTGTATTAGGTTGGATTGGATGATATTGACCCTCATCCCACTTTTCATCTGTTTTAAACCAACCAATTAAATAATGAGCGTGACAATCTTGAGATACTCCTGGTCTTATAAATTTTATATTTTTATATTTTTCTAATCCTTCAAACCATTCATTATGAAATGTACTTACTATTACTTCACAATTATGTTTTTTCTGGAATTCTACTACTTGAGGAGTCCATGCTAAGGTATCTCCCATAGATTTTGAATCTATACTTATTTTAACTTTTTTTCCTTTTAAATTTAATCTATATACTTCTTTATCATCAATTTTAATAATCCAAGGGACATAATATAATTTATTACATTTTGTCCACATATTATTTTTAATAGTAGAACTAAACACTATTTCATCAGTATCACCATTAATAAATTCAATTTTATATTCTTTTTCTTCACTTCCGTTTATTTCTACTTTTGGACCTAAATCAAAAGAAATATTAATTGAATTAGGAGGTGGTGGGCAACATGAATCATAATTATAATTATTTACTAAGTCTTTTAATTCTTTATAGGCTTTTTCAGCTGCATTTTCCCATGTAAATTTTTCTGCTATTTCTTTAGATTCTTTTAATGCTCTTTTTTTATGTTTATCATAATTTTCATAAGCATCTCTCATTACCTTTTGTAAATCCCCATAATCAGGTTGATAAAATTCACCAGGTAGATCAGATTGTGAATATGTAGAATATTCACCACCTACTGCTGGTATGGTTCCTTTTATTTTAACTGGTAATCCTTTACCTTTTGCAAATTCAAGCTGGCCACTACAGTTTGAATATATAGAAGGAGTACCACAAGCCATTGCTTCAATTAAAGGTAAGTTCCAGCCTTCAGATCTAGCACAAGATAAAAATACATGACCTTTTTGTAAATATTTAACATATTCATCTCTTGATGGAAAATGTTTAATTTTTATTCTAGATTCTGTAAATCCATAATGAAGCAATCTTTCTTCAGTTGTTTTAAATTTATCATTAGCATAAGGATTATCAATAGATAAAACTAAATCAACTGGTTCATCTCTATCAAATGCATTTAAAAAAGCTTGAATTATTTCTTTAGTTGATTTTCTATAATCCCACCTACCAAACATTACAAATTTAAATCTACCATCATCATATTCTGGAAGGGTAGCTGTTGCATCAGGTTTAAATATTGAGCTATCTACTGCCTCAGGGATAACTTTTACTAAATCTTTATGTAAACCTTGTTTAATAGAACATTCTTTTTGCCATTCAGAGGCTACCCATATTTGATTATATGTTTTAAATAAATCGAGAGTTTCTTGAGGATATTTTGTTGTTTCCCATACTATATACCCAATTTTAGGTCGTGCTAAAGATTCATAATAATAATGGTGATTTATTTCACATAATACTAAATTTACATTTGGGGTAAAATTAGCAGGATAATTATTATAAAAATCATGTGTAACAAATTTTCCTGGTATTATTTTTCCATTTTCATCAGTAGCGTATAATGTTTGTTGATATAATAATTTTTTATCTGCTGCTTGTAAATATGGTTCATCATTGTGGGGTTCATCATTCATTCCTTTCCAAGTACTTGCTACTGTAAAATTTCTAATTTTTACATCAATAAGTTCAGAAAGTTTTCTTAAAAAATCTCTTGTATGATTATTATAACCAGTTGTTCCTATAAAAGAACAGTGAGCGAAAAGTTTAGGCTCTATTTTTGCCATCTATCTAAATGCATTACCACCAATCCATAAAACTAGAGATTTTCTAACACCCCTAGTTACAGGAGTTACTCTATGTAATAGATAGGAAGGAAAAACTGTTATGGATCCTTTTTCTTTTGGTGCTTGAGTTGTAGTTTTACCACCTAAATCAAATTCTAAGACACCACCATCATAATCTTTTGGATCAGATAAATTTATTGTAACTGATAATTTTCTTAAAGATGCCCAACCAGAACCTAAATCTAAATGCCAATCATATTTTCCTTTATCTTTAGCATGGTATTCAGTATATTGTATTTGTTCTCGAATAGAATCTAAATCAAATTTAAAATGTTGATTATTATGCATTATTACTTCTTGGGCTATTCTTTCATATAACCCTCTAAATTCAATTGATTGAGGTACCCATTTAACTTTAGAAGATCTAATTGATGGATCATATGTACCTTCTATTCCATTTTCAGTTTTTCCAAGAATTCTAGCTTTTTCTGCATATTCTAGGTTTTTAATTTCCTTTTCATAACCTTTAATTTGATATGAATCTAAAAAATCAGGTCTCCAAGCAAATATATCTGCTGAGTTGCCTCTAGGTTGAAAAGTTAGTTGATAATCTACTGCCATAATTTTTAGTTTATGTTATAATATAATTAATTTATTTTAAATCTCCAAATAATTTAGAATATTTTTTTAGGAAAAAAATAAATTTCACCTTGATGTAAACCCCAAAATAAAGTATCTTGTTTCCATTTAAAAGGTCTAAATTCTGTTC